CGACCGCAGAACCTCGGGAATAAGGAAGCCACCGTCCGCCGGTACCTCACTGCCGAAACTGTTCTGGATCTTGAGGATTTCCGATCGGATCTTGCCGAGACGCTGGCTATTCTTGAGTGTCTCGTGCTTAGGCCAGATAGCCTGAAAGAACTCTGAAGTGCACTCGGGCAGGGCCGATCCATCACCGCCAGACGCAGCCTTTAGCTCGCGCTCTAGCCGAGCACCGAAAGACTGGGCATTGTATGCTGCTCCCTTGCCCATAGAGACACTGCGCGCGTCGAACCTCGGGGTAAGGCCGTCGGCCGCATTGCTGAAATTCAGCCGTCGACCACCCATGCCGTTCTGCTGCATGAATTCAGCCAGGCCTAGCTGCACCTGCTCCTTGATCTGCTGCTTGAGAGTGCTGTCCTTCTGGACAGTCATCTCGGCGTACGCCTTGATGAATTCCTGGAACTTGCCGGGCTCGGACATCATCGCCTTGACGTTGTCCGGCTGTCCAAGAAATTCCTCCAGCTCCTCAGGCCTGGTCGGAATCGTCAATGTCGCTGCCATTTCCTGCTCCTCTCAGAGCCTCAATGATGCTGTGAACTTCTTGATTTCCTCGTCGGACAGCCCGAACGGATTGGCATCCGTCTTGTCTCCGCTCGGCTTCCAGTCCGGATTGATGCTTCGCATATGTGCCTCAAGATGCGACTGCGCAGCGTCCTTGTTGGTAAGGCCTTGTGTTCCGCTGATCCGGCCAAGCGCGGCCCTGACTCCAGCCGCGTTCGGTGCATCACCAGGATGGTAGTGATGCGGTAGAGCGTGGGACGCCTGATTGCTGGGGTCACCATCCCGCTTGCCGGCGCATATGCCGTTGTAGAAGCTGGCCGGATTGTCGCTCGTGGCCGCATTGTGCATGGCCCGGGCGGCATCCCACGGCGAGGAGTCGACGCTGGCGCTCCGGATGTCAATAAGGTTTCCCTGATGTAGCGGCTTACCCGGGACATCCTGCAGCTGACGGCCATTCCGGTCCCAGTGGCTGTAGTCCAGGTCTCCCTCTGGCGTACTGTCGTCGTCGCCGTCGCCGTCCGGATCCCAGGGAATATGAGCCGGCTCAGCATCTGGCTTGTCCTTGGCTCCCCGGAACACCCCCATATCCCACTTGTCGTGTGAGGTCTCCTTTACCTGCCGCCCAGCACCATTATCAATGGTCCGATCGGCCAGGCCGACGTCAATCGCCTCATCGGCATCGTACCAGGTCTCAGCCTTCATGATCTCACGCCAGTAAGCCGCTGGGCGACCGGTGTGGTCGCTATAAATACTGGCAATGTTGTTCGAGGTTCGATCGAGCAGCTCAGCCAGGTCACGCATGTCCTGCGCATTGCCGATCGCCATCCCGAACCCGTCATGCACCATCATCTGGGCATTCCGCGCAACCAGGACCGGATTGCCTGCCATCGCGATTACCGACGCGATCGAGGCAGCCAGCCCATCAATCATGATCGTTACATCATGCCGAGCCAGTAGGACGTTATAGATCGCGATGCCGTCAAACACCTCCCCTCCTGGGCTATTGAGGTGAACCTCGAGCGGTCCACCGACATCAGCCAGATCGCGAATGAGATCTCCGGCCGACACCCCGAAGTACCCAATCTCATCGTAGATGTGCAGCTGAGTCGGGCCGTCCTTCTGGTTCCTGATCCTGTACCAGTCATTCCCCTGCTGGTGCAGGGAATACATCTTCCTGGTCGTACGCCAGGGTGTATTCCGGCTCATTCGCTCTCCTTTCCGTTATTGCCGTCCGGCCATTCAAATGGTATTTCCGGTATAACATTGCTGGGAAGTGCCCTGATGTCAGCTGTAATTTCATCCCAGAGCGCACGGTTCACTGCCGTGTCTTCAATTCCTTCTGGTGGCCAGGCTTGCCCTAGCAGAATTGCCCGCATCATCGCCACCGCAGTATCACCACTCATGACTGCCCCCTGGCCTTGCCAAGGAACCTGTCATAGGCAGCCTGGTCGAGAATGGCAATATCCGTACCATGCCCGGATACGATCAGGACTGGGCTGGGACCGTTGTTGTCCCATAGTTCCAGGGAATCAAAAAGTCCGTTAGCTATAATTTTCGGGAAAACTCCAGATACCCCGGCATGCGTCTCCCGGATAACCGAAGCCGGCACGCCACGTCCTGTCTTCGCCTGACGACTGGCCGAACGTTCAACCGCGGTAGCCGTATCAACAGTCACATACCTGCCGTGAACCTGGAACCCAGAATACCGGGCATTATTAACCTTGGCGGAAAGTTTCTCAAAGGAAGAATCACCCGTTCCGTCCAGGGTAAAGCTGATATTCTTGTCCTGGGCCATGGCTACCGCCTTGGCCGCGATGACAGATGATTCCTCATGAACTTTCGCGGCAGCAGATTTGTCTTCAGCGGCAATTCCGGCCTGATATTCCGGCAGCCTTGTCTTGGCGTAATCCGACTCGATAACCGCCGATTCTTCAGGTGAATGCAATGCGGTGGATTTGCCCGAGGCAGGTCCGCCACCAAAAAAAGTTGCCACGGGATTACGGGAAGATCGCTTCCCTGAAAGCATGTCATTGATGATCTCATCATGCAGCCGAGCACGCTCAGGATCTAGCGTCCCGTCCGGCCGGGTATGCACCGCTAGGGTATCAGCAACTTCAGCTAGCTTTTCCGCTTCCTTTACCGGGCCAGCAGTCCATTTTCCTTTGTCATCACGAGGCTCCTCAGGATCGAAATTCAGGAATGCTTTCCTAAACATCGCCTCAATGTTGCTCTCGTCCCAAGGATGCAGCGGAGGTTCGGGAGAATACGGAGGCAAGTCAACAGGGTCAAAATCGCTGATTGTCATAGACTATTCACCTGCCTAAGGACCACGGCAATATTACTGCTGACATTATCCTGCAGCCTCTTCAATTCCGCATCGAATCCCATTTCCTTATACTGGTCTATTAGTGCCTGCGAAACAGGATTAGTTCCCACACTCACGATCTCGTAGCGCCCACCGGAAATTAGTTCCTTCTGAGATTCCTGGCTTATAATATTTGATATGTCAAGAGCATTACTGCCAGGCTGTACTGTAATCATCACTGATGCAGATATCAAGTTCCCATCCGCTGGTGACGCAAATCTTTCGGCCTGTCCTCTGTCAGAACTGAAACTTGAGACAGGAAAGTCAATATGTGATCCTTTGGCAAGCTTCCCGGTAAATGCCTCTGCCGAGTGCTCGTCGCCAGCAGCCCACCACATACCACGGTGCAATTCGGGAGCAGACTCCCCTCGATGATGGATTGCCCCTAGGATATTCCGGGCATCCTCACCCTTGACCTTGGCCTCCGGATCACGAATTAGCTTTGTGATATCTTTCTGGATCTTTGAGCTGCCCTTGATCCATTTCCTGGCCGAGACAGACAGGTCACTGTCAGAAGGATCAGGAATACCTATACCAACCCATTTCCCCTTATCATCACGAGGTTCCTCAGGATCGAAATTCTGCAGCAGGAAAGGAACCCAGTCAAAGTCCTGGATCGTGTCCGGAACGATTCTTGTCGGCCGTTTCATCCGGAGCATCCTATACATTAGCATGCTCCCTGTGGCCGTTGTGCTTGGCGCCATCAAAGGCCGTCCGGACCATCTCAGCGATGCCCTGAAGGTCTGGACCGTCCCAGGCTGCCGCTGGAACAGGTGTCTTTGGTTCCTTGGGGCCTGGCTGCGATGCAGGCTGTCCCGGCTTGGCAGGAGCAGGCTGGATGGCCGGAACGCCTGGGACACCCGTAGCGGGCGGCTCAGCCACCCAGCCAGGAGGCAGAGCCGGAGCAGGCGTTGCCTTCTCAATAACGTTCATGTCGGGCAGTCCGACAACCTCAAGCGCATCATGCGGATCGAAACCGGCGTCCACAAGTGTTTTTGCCGCGTTGCTCTTCGCGACTAGCTCTGAATTGTCTAGCTCCCGGTTGTCTGGGTAAGGATCCTCGTAGTCAAATTCGACCTTGTCCTGATCCCCGAAAATCTCCAGGAAATGAGTGTTGAGGACATCCTTCTCGCGATCCAGGCGCGGCACCTCATGCCAGGCTATGTGAATTTCCTGCCCGGTCTGGGCGTTAGCTCGGTTGACGTCCCGGCTCTGGCCTACCAGCGTCTCGTGAATCCGGTATCCCACCCGGATCATCTCGCTAGTGACCTTCCTTAGCTCCGCAAACTGCATATCGCGCATGGAATACGTATTCGGCGTCCAGGTCGCTCCCTGCTCCAGAACGCCAACCCGATGTCCGCGCGCTACACCCTGATGCTGCTCTCGCCAGCGATCCGTAAACTCTTCAAACTCGGGATCTGTCAGCCGCTTGCTGAAGGTAACAATGCCTCCCGGCTGAGCTGAGTTAAGGAAGAAGTTTCGGCTCCATTCCGAGCTGTACTTCGCCGCGTCAATATCGGACATGATCGCCTGAATAGCGCTTAGGCCACGATAGTAGTCTGTCGGGTGTGGATACCTCAGCTGAATTACCTCATCCGTTGACAGCGGCACCGTTTCCCCATTCGGGCCGGTATAAACCCATCCCTTAAGGAATTCGTCTCGATCAGGCACCGGTTCCATCCGGGCTGGACTGACCGGCCACATTTCCGTAGGAATACTCTTTCCGGATGAACCCCGATTCATCACCCAGTACCATTCGCCAGCTAGCTCCATGTGCTGCCAGCCAATTTCCCGGAAGGCACTCCCGGTCATGAATGGATTCGGTCGATTCCACAGCTTTAGGGCCTGGTGCTGAACAACCTCGGTACGCTGGTCGCTACCCCGGTCGCTCTTTGCATAACGAACCCTGGCGTCTCGGTTCTTGCGGTAAAGATTCCATACACCAGTGGCGTTTGCTCCCGTAGACAACAGCTGGATGATTGCATAGAGGGTTCCCTCGGTCCCCATTGCGTTCATCATCGTGAAACGGTCCTGCGTGCCCGTTCCGTACAGCCCGCCTGAACTGTTCCACTTTGCCGGGAAGGGTATGGGACGTCCCTGATTCAGCATCTTGCCAATCAGGGACCTAGCCATTACTCAACGCTCACATTAGTTGTCGCTGCCTCGGCAGCTTCGGCAAGGGCCGAAAACGCAGTTACGACACGCCTGTCAATCTCCCTAGAGGCCGGAGACAAGGTATACGAAATGACTTCTCCGTCGCTCTCGGCGAGGACCGTAAGGGAGAATACAATGTCGCTAGGCTCAAGTTCACCGTGCAGCTTCTGCATAGCACTTATGAGCCAGTGCCACCTTGGATCCAGAAGCTGCCGCCCACCCATTACAGCCAGCCCCATGCAATCTGGCCGACCGCCAGGGTAATCACGATGGCACACCCCAGCAGGACGACTGTCACGAAGTCAAGGTGGATATTCATCTACTCGCTCACCTTCCACTCAAAAACAAGAAAAAGGATGCCCGTCACGAGCAGGCCGGAGAAAAGACTGTGGACAAAGGCCGCGCCAGACATGCATCCCAGCCCAGTAATCGAGTAGCCATGTTCCCGGATATGACCCAGGACTGGAATTGCCCTTGATTTTGTGGCTGCGAGGAGGCCGGTGCCGAGGCCGGCCATTAGTCCTCGCAGCCTGCTTGTGCGTTCCCGCAGCGGTAGAGAAATCGTTGTCATTTCGCCTCCAGGTCCTCTAGAGATTGCAGCACCAGGCAATCCTTTGCCTCCCGCAGTTTCCGTAGGCCTGCCGTTAGCTCTGGGCCGTCCTCCAGAATGGCTGCAAGGTTTACTGCCAGTTCCCAGACAAGGTAGGCGATGTCATAGGCGTTGCCCTGTAGTCGAGGATTCGGTACAAGCCATTTCATGGCGTGCTGAGTGCCCGGATGCCGATTTCTGTAAACGCCAAGCTCATTACATAGATCTGGGTGGCTCATACCGAGAAACTCCTGAACATTACTCGAATGCCGAAATCACGATGCGCGGCGATATAGCGCATCGCGTCACATCCGTGGTCGTCTTCCTTTACTGGGCCTTCCTTTAGCTTGTCTGCCCAGACATAGGCCGGAATCTCCTCGGCCGTACAGGTTGGCTTACTAGCGTCGGCTAGCTCCTGGTCTCGCTCTACAATAGCGTTCTGCAGCAGGAACAGGCGTGGTCGGCCGTCTTCCGCTGTCTTTAGGCGTGTCTGCACACACTCAATTCCTTCAAGAACGGATTTATGGGCCGCTTCGGTAGATACTCCAAGCTTCTGCTCCAGCGTGGCCCGACCCTCGGCATCGGTGTCGCACACAATAGAACATGGGCGTGGCTCAACCCAGCTGCCCTTGCTGTTCAGGACAAGCCCCTGAATTGTCCTGGCATGCTGCTCTACCGTACGCTTGGTATGGTAAATCTCCCGGTACATATAAAGGCGTCCGTCTGGGTCCTCTGCCCAGAACTGGCACACGAACGGATTTGTAAACCCAAAGTCGATTGCCCAGAACCTTGGCCAGGCCATAGGCACGCCCGATGGGTCCGTGTTGTCGCCCGCCTCATGCGGAATTCGCTGAATAAGATGGTGGGCAGCCCATTCCTCATAAATCACGCCTTCGGCAGCCACCCATTTGCCCAGTCGAAGCCTCTTGTATCTTACCCCGGTAAGGGCATCTAGCTTGGCAATATAGGCTCGTCCCTGTTCTGTTATGTCGCCATTGCTGGCGAATAGCAGAGGATTATCCTCGTGGTGGCTCTCGAGCATAGTACAGACACCTTTATCGCACCGCCGCTTTAGCCAGTGCTCAGGATGCTGCGGGTTGCAGTCCGCAATAATCTGCTGGAAAGAGATCTTCCACCATCTAAGTCGCGTAGTTAGCGCTTCCCAGTCGTTCTCGGTTAGCTCGGTTGCCTCCTGCACATAGACGATGTCATACTCGGCTGACATAATCTTGGAGACCTTATCGAGCCCACCGATCGCAACTACCGATCCGTTCTTATACTGGTAACTGGCCGGCTCCTGGGCGCTGCCCCCATAGTACACGACGTCGCCGCATTCAATTGCTTCCTTAGCCACGAACCTTTGCCAGGTAACCAGGGCAGTTGAGGAGAGAGTAACCGCTGCCTTGCGGGCGATCAGTCCGCGTGCCCCTGGATTCATGAGCATCATGATGTGCAGCTTCTCGAGGCATGCCCGGCTTTTCCCTGTGCCAGCTGGACCCGCAATCAGGACCTCAGGGTCCCTACAGTCAAAGACCTGCTGACACGCACCAGACGGAGCAAACCGGTGCTCGATTAGGTCGCCCGGACTGCTTCTGGGTGTGAGGACTCTAGGCAATGGCGACCGCCTTGCATACAGCGACTGCTGTAGCAAGGCGTCGCAGGATAAGCGCTCGCGCTTGTCCCTCGGCATGCAAAGCCTTTGTCATGGCTGGCCCTGAATCTGGACCGTGACTGGACTCTGGGTAGGACCCACAGGAGAAATACGATTAAGCCAGTGCGCATCCCTATTTAGACGCAGAAGAACAAGATTCCTGATGTCAAGAAGAAGCCCCTCAGCATGCATAGCTCGCTCAATCGCCTCGGCGACAGGCCCCTGGAGCATAGTGCTGCTGGCTGGGGAATCCGGGGTTGCCCTGGTGCCCGGATGCCATAGAGCACACCGAGGACAGCGATCATACAGGGACGCAGCCTGCGCGTTCTCGCGCCAGACCCGTGCGCAGTTGTCGCACACATCAATGTCGCTGCCTTCTGTCCTACAGTGCAGCCGTACTGTCGGGATCTGGCTGCAGCCATTTAGCCCGGCCCGGCAGCTCTCGTGCTCGGGTCGACTAAAGTAGCTGTTCTGATTCAGGGCTTACCTCCTGGCGGCGTGTTTGGAACGCCGTAAACGCCTACCGCGCTGGCTCCCGCGACGACGTACTGATACCAGCTTGCCCCGCCGTACCGAGTGGCCAGGACCGTCAGGGCGAGTCCGGCAATCGCGGCGAACAGCTTTCCATACCTGCCAAGATTCGCCATAACCATTTCACCTTTCCGTAAACAGCAAGCTGAAGGAAAATGTATAGCGCCGAGAAGACAACTGCCCAGATCGCGAGAAACGCCAGGCTGTGCGCCAGGTCGTGCGGGATTCGTCTCACTGGAGCGCTCCTGGATTCGCTGTGTCAATGATGTAGTGGACCGTCTGGCCAGTTCGGGCTGGAGCCGCCATGCGCTGCGGATACGCGCCCAGCTCGTCCGCCGTCGAGTGCATCAGATCCAGGTAAACCTTGAGCATATCCCTGTGGGCCCGAGACCACCGCACGCCGTCTCGCCTCAGGTCCTCCAGGAAATCGCGAATGTCCTCGGCCTGGGCCTGGTACTCAGCCAGCCGGTTCTGCTTCTTCGATATCCACAGCCCGGCTGTCTCGATTGCTAGCTGCCCCGCGAGCGCCGCCCGAACCTCAGCAATTTCCGTCGTGTGCTCTTCCCGGAAACTTGCTATCGCTGCCTGGGTCTGGCCGGTCTTCTGGGCTAGCTCCCGCGTGCTTAGCTCGTTCATCGCGATATCGCGAATAAGGGCAAGTCTATCCTTGCCTCGGTAGATCTCGTCCAGGTCGACTGGTGCCATGGCAGCGCTAGGCCTGCGCTGCGCTGGTCGCGTCGGCATGGCGCCTCCCCGCGTGGGGATTCTTGCGCTCTAGGATAGCCGCTAAAAGGCCGAAACGCCTAATAGCCTGGTCAGGAACCTCGCCATATCCCAGAAACCTCGCCGGCTCGTCGGCTTCCTCCTACGGCGTAACAAACGGGATGGTCACTCCGCGCCAGGTACTGCACGTGCACAGTCGGCACACGCACCGGCCCTTGGGGCGGCCGTCCCTCGTCGTTCCGGTTGCCTGCCAGCACGCCGTACAATTGCACCAGCAGAAACGCGGAGTCTCGGCGGCGGTGGGTGGCCCTAGGTCGGTCATCGCCACCCCCGGACGGGGCTGGACCCGGACCGCGTGCGCCTCGACATACGTTGCGAGGCAGAGGCCGTCGTGCCGTGGGCCGGTACTCCTGACGGGAGCAGGGACGGCTGGGAATGGGGAATCCACGATGCGCCGCGGCGGCCGGGCGGCTGGGCCAGTTTGGCCGCTCGTCGCTCCGCTAATCCTAAATGCCATATTTCGGCCATTCGCCCGTAATGAGCATGTCGTACAGCGCAATCGCGGATCCCTGAAGCCAGGCTGCGTCCCAGGCTGCATTCGCCTTGGAGCGGGCATCGCGGACCACAGGCCCCGCTGCGCGGGCGGCGGCCAGGTCGGAGATCCGGCGGAGGTCCCGCAGCGCGCCTGCTTCTGCGGTCAGCCCGGCGAGGTCGAGCCACGTAGGAGTGTACGTGCGGATGAGCCAGTCGAGGGCGATGTACCCGCGGGTCTCGTCCTTGCCGTCGTGCTCGGTGCCCGCGAGGCGGTCTTCGCCGTTCGGGAGGAAGCGCACGAGTTCCTGGCGGCGGTCGTCGGGCAGGATGTCGTTGAGCCGCATCCCGAACGTATGCAGGACGGGTGGCCTGGCAGCAGTGTGGGTGGCGCGGGTGAGCCAGTTGTACCACTCGAACAGGCAGCGCTGCGGGTTGCCGCAGTCGTCTGGCGGTACCGGGTGATTCCCCCGGGCGAGGGTAATGTTATAGTCTGGATTCATGGCGTATTGTCCTTTCTTGATGCTGTGTGTCATGCTGCCTCTTCCTCGGTATTCAGGATTGTAGCCGCGACCCGATGGCTGCACAGGACGCCATGCATCCCTGCTGGGCAGCTACAACTGTCCGGAGTAACGATGTAGAAAATGCTCGCTGTGGCTGTGGCTGTGGTTGTGGCTGTACTCTTGTAAGTAAAGACACCAGGGATCCTGGTTCTCGTGATGGTAGCGCGGCCAAGGATTGTAGCAGCCTTCGCTGCCGTGCTGTTACCGCTCCTGAACAGTACCGTCCTGGCACGGTAAATCGCCTCGGCACACCCGGGACAGTAAAACCGCCGCAGTTCGGGCGTGACCATATTTCCGTACCGGATGTCAATTAGGCGCGGGGTGGCCCGACTGAACAGGGTCGCACACCTGGCACACGTACTCACAGCGCCTCCAGATTCTCTGCCTCTTCGATCGTAAAGGTACCGTCGCCCCACTCGACTGCGATCTGGTCCGGCTCAATCTTCAGGGTCGTGCTGTCCGCCTCGAACGCATCTAGTGGCCTCTCGCTGATGCCCCGGATCGTGCCGACGGCTCTGCCGCCAGTGATCGGCCGGACGCGGTCGCCGAACCCTGGCGGTCTGGGGTTCTCCTGTAGGTTCACTTCGCCTCCTGGTCGGGTTCCCGGTCCGGTGTGGGCCGGGAGCCTCCGCTAATCGTACCTCGGTTGGCGGTTGGCCAGGTCACCTAAATTCTGGTTTCAGCACCAGCCGGTCTAAGCGGTGCCGCACCGCTTAGACCGGCCGGAACCCAGGGCCAGGAGCATCGTCTCACGTTCCCAGTGCCGGTGCCTGCGCAGCCAGCACAGCGGCAGCCTCAGCGGGCGCACGCTGCGGCGCAGCATCCAGCGCCACGGGTTGATGGTCTCCGAGAGGCCGAACCGGTACCTGACCCGCTGCGTGACGGTCATGGTCAGTCCTCTCCGGCCTCTCCGGCCTCTCCGGCTATCTTCGTCTCCGTTTACAGGCATGAGGTATCAGGACCTTTCTAGCACGATAGGTTCTCTCGTTCTCTCGTTCTCTCGTTCTGGCTAGCGGCGGCGATCACGAGCGAGCTGGCGCCGAGCCTTAGGGGACAGGGCGAGGATCGCGTAGATGAACAGGGCGATCGGGATCATCGCGAGCTCAAGCTGGAATACGAGGATTGCCGTCAGGATTCGCAGGGGTGTACTGTTGATGCGCATGGTGGATCGCCAGAGCCACGCCATCGTCTCGAATGGGGTCATTGCCTTTCTCTCTTTCCTCGCCTTCAGTACAAGCATACCTCGATCTTGGGGTGTCCTAATCCCTACTGCAGATGGGGAGATCAGTTCTTGTCAGAATGGGTGAAAAAGATTGGCTGCCACCCTCCTGGGTCGCCATCGGGACTTTTCGCGCCGAATTGCAGAAATGTTAGTTAGCAACCTACAGCTACCATTACTTGCAGTTTCGGTCGGGCCGCAGACTGCACATCCAGGCTGGTCAAAATTACGAGTCGGGCTCTCCCGAGGTACCTCCCTCCTCGTGGGTACTACCTACAGTTACACCATACGAACAGTTACAGTCGCAATGCAGGACACCGGTCGCGAGCGCGCGCGCGAGGCAGCCATTACTGTAGGCTACAGGCTACCTACAGTTACCATTACTGTAGGTAAGAACCCCTCCCGAAACGTCCATTCCTACCCTCCGTTACCAGTTACGCAGCGTAACAATTTACTGTAGTTTGAATTACAGTCCCTACCAGCGCGAATGTGCAGCTTTTCGACTACCTGCAGTAGCCCATAACCTACAGTTACGGAGGGTGAAAAACTGGCGTTCTTACCTACAGTAATGACCCTCCGTTTTCTTCGGGAAAGTAACGCTAAATAGGCGGCGCTGGCCAGTTTGTGTCCCCCATCCACTGTACTAGCTATACCTTCTAAGTATGTATACAGGGGAAACGCTAAACTGTACCCTCTCCACCGCTAGGCTAGACAGTAGAGTGTAGTGGAAAACTGTACGGTTAGAAGGTTAGAAGGTATAGCCGTGGGGGGAATCACCCCCCCCTTAGGCGGTAAAGTGACTATAGGCTAGACGGTATAGTGTAGCTTAGCGACCGCCGAAGAAATCCGTAGAGCCAAACCGATTCACAGCCCATTCGTCCAGTTGCCTACGGTTAGGGCCGGGAATTACGACTAGCTTTTCACGTGCTCTGGTAACGGCTGTATATAGCCAGTTCGCGTCTTCCCCGCTTTGCTTCCAACACCAGTTTTCATTGACGACAAGGACCGAATTCCACTCAGAACCCTGGGACTTGTGTACCGTAATTGCGTAACCGAAAGTAGCCGTAAATGCTCGCTGACGCGAAAAGAAGCTGAGCTTCTTCTTCAGCTCGTCCTCCACAGCCAGACTCTGGAATCCTTGTGGCCATGTCTGGACCCAATCCGGAGACCATTGGCATTCGGGACAGCGACGACTCCAGGAGTAAGGAGCACCGCCGATAAAGAGACGGCAGTCACAGCAAAGTAGAATCTCGATAAAAGTTTTCCCTGTCCCGTATCCCTGGCCCTTACCGTAATCGCTCTGTTGTCGTACGTCGATTACGTTATAATGCTGGCCATTTATCAGGCCACGATTCTTATTGCTGTCCATCCCGATTATAAGATCTCCGCGAGAGACATCATCAGAATCAAAACCATGCCAGTCCCGGATCTGAAGATTCTTCTGCCAGCGAGTTGTGTGCCTTCCGACAAGAACCTGATCAAAGTTTCCAAAGGAGCCACCGCGATGATAATAGTCCCTGAGCGAGGGAACGACGATTCCCCGATACTGCCGTTTCCTTACGGCCATTACGCCATTAAGACGGATATCTGTAGCCAGCTCTAGGATTTTACTGTCGTGTCGTTTTACCTCTTCGAGCATAAAATGCGGATTTCCGAGCGTAAAGTAAGGTTTGCCCTCTACCGGCTGAAGCTGGAACGGGTCTCCGATTGCCAGAACTGGGATCTTGGCAGAGAGGATGACCTGAGCGTCTTCCTGATCTACCATTGAGGACTCATCAAGAATTATCGCAGACACACGACCATGCTCTTCCTGGAATCTCTCGAGCCTTTTATCGAAAACTGGATGGCGATTGCCTTCTTTATCGATTACCTCACCAATTGGAGTGAAGAACAGGGATTTGATGGTATAAGCCGGAGCACAGCCATTGTCCCTGAGGACGCTTACGGCCTTGTTTGTTACGGTAGCGAACACGACATTGCCGCCAAGGTCCTCTGCCACGAACCGAGCTATTGTCGTCTTTCCGGTTCCGGCAAAGCCAAAAAGAAGAGTTTTCCGCTCGCCTTCCTGGATTCGCCTGACGCACCCCCGAACGGCATCTTCTTGTGTCCTGGTTAGTCCGTGACGCTGAATGTCCATTCCTATTCTCTATTCTTCCACTGACGAAGCGATGCGGCAGCCTTGCGAAGCACGTCGCCCGATATTGCCTTTGGGTCAGCACCGCAGGCAGTAAGGACGGAAGCCAGGATCCCCTGCTCTATCGCACGAATCTCAAGCATATAGGTGCAATCCTTTTCCGTACCGCGCTCGGCGAACGATATCATTAGCGGATGAGTATCCTCCGTCTTACCGCACCATTCACAGGTGACGACGGTACGAGCCTTATTCTTCATTTCTGATCCTGGCACGAACCTTTCCCTTCCAGGTCTTTGAGGTCCACACCCATGATTCGATCCCTCCAGCAGCTCCACGACGCATAACGCGCTCGGGTCGGATTCCAAGAGCATTCCGTGCCTTCGCGACGGTCTTCTCGTTTGTCGATGCTCCGGCAGCCTTTAGCTCTGCGATCACCCGTTCCTTTGGCCAGGTGTCCGCCTCATCGAACAGCGAATTAAGGACTTCGGCGATCAGCTCCTGCTCCATCGGGGCAGGCCCCATTCGAGCATGTGAGAAGGCTTTCAGATCTTCCAGCCGAACCGGAGAGATTCCATACCACTCAATTACCGGAACCATACCATCACTGTCATCTGCCTCTATTTCCGAGTTGATGATATCGTATGCCAGGACGTCGCCGGAGACCTTTCGCAAGTTTGACGAGATTACATACATCCCGAACTGGCCGGCCCGAGTGTCCGGCGGAAGCTTCTGCGCACCCATATGGATCCGGGCGATGTTCTGGTAACCAGTCGTGCCTACCCCGCGCATTGAGATGTCGGCCTTGGTGTCCTTGTTCAGATGACGAACCAGCCAGCCAGCACATCCAGCATCCCGCAGTACCCGGCCAAGCGGCGAAAGGGCACGGCGGATTGAGGCCTCATTGTTCGTGTTGATGTCCTCGGCCAGGAACGAGTTTATCGGGTCAAATATCGCGAGGGACGCATCGCATTCCTGGATCGCCTGCGCGAACTTAATCGCCGAGTCCGGCAGAACCCATTCTTCTGCTGCCTTGCCACGTTTTCCTTGTCGAACCTTGGGACAGTGCACCCGCGAGACAATCGCTCCGGCGGCCGAAAGGCGAGGACCAGTTTCCGTTTCGGCCGAGGATTCGGAGCAGAAGATCGCAACGTGCAGAGCCTCCCCGGAAGAATCCAGGCCGGGCAGAGATTCGCCACGAGACAGCCGAGCCGCCACATCCTCGATCAAGAGGGATTTGCCAACACCCTTCTCCCCATCCAGCACCGTCATCTCGCCACGCGCGAGGAATTCCCGGACGATCCACTGTGTCCGGCGCTGCTCGATCTCCTCGAACGACCGCATCAGCCCGCCACGAACGGGTTCCCCTACAACCAGCTCTCCCGGCCGAGCGTCCCCCACCACTGCGCCCGGCCGGTGGAACAGGGAGGATATGTGCCTCTCGGGATCTGAGCCACGGGCAGGGTACCAGGGATCCCGGCCATCAAAGTTCGAGATCTCGGTAAGCAGCTCTTTCAGCAGGCTAACGATGTCCGGCCGCTCATACCCCTTCCGCTCTAGCTCGTGTACGTACCTAAGCAGGGCCGTCCGCTGCGACCCAGACGGTGCAGCGAGGACCGCGCGCTTAAGGTCGGACGGGGCCGAGCGACCTGGCCCATGGCCATTCAGGGAGGACGGAGCCGAGGCTTCCTCGAGGCAGGTCTCTACAAACCGCGACAAGGGCATGCATACCGGACCGAGAGGCCCAGTTGACGTAACGGTATAGGTGCCGCTGTTCCGTTCGGTCGGGGGCATAAAGACGAAACCCCGGCCCGACCCATCAGCCTTACCACCCTTGAGGTCTAGTCCGGGCAGGAAGCCGTTATGCGACCCGAGGCCAAGCGCGGCAACATACAGATGTACTCCACCTCGCGGCGTAGCCACGCTCCACAGAACTTCAGGGCCATCATCCCCGAGCGCCGTCTCCATCTTTGCCCATGAACGACCGCCAGGATCGTTTCTTGGGTCCCAGTCAATAACGTCTACCACGACGCCGGTCACCGCGCACATTGCGTCTCCCGGACGCCAGCGATCAATTGCCCCGGACGAAGGCTGCTTCTTCTCCCACCGGGCCCAGCGCCTATCCGTACGGTCGGGCTGGCCGGCCGGGTCGAGCCGGGCCGAGAAGACAGGCACGCCAAGATCCGCAAGTTCATGCGCTGGAGCAAGCGAATTTACCGGATCGCCGGAACGAGGTATCATTAGAAGGAACTCCTTCGGGGGTCGCGCCGCCAAGCGCTTAGGGTCCCGAGTCGCCTGTCTCCTCGGGACCCTTAGTTTACCCTGGCACGGAAAGCGGGTAGGATAAGAAGTGCGTGCGTGGGCCACCCCGTTATTCGCCTTCCGGGGAACAGTGCGCTGCTGGGCAGCCCGAGGACGCGTCGGGCTGCCCAGCCCTAGAAGGCGAAAGGCAAGGAAATGAAGGCGACATGCGTTTTGACGAGCACTGGACAGGCGAGGCTCAGCAGCAGGCTCTTAGGGACCTAGCGGCAATAACAGCCGACCTACCTGGCGAGGCAATCGAGATCGGCACACATCAGGGTCTGAGCGCAATGCCAATCGCGAATGCCATCTATCCCAGTACCCTGCATGTCGTAGATCACTGGCGCGGCTCTAGTGATATGCCGCCAGAAAGCAAAACTCGCGGCAATTACAGTATCTTCCTTGATAATATGGAAGAGGGCACCCTAGGGAACTTCACGGTTCATTTCCAGGACTGGCGAGAATTTGCCCAGGAATGGAATAAGCCGATTCGCTTTATCTACCTAGATGCCGAGCATACCCAGTGGGAAGTCTCAGACCAGATTTCCGCGTTCCTGCCGTTTATCCGGAGCGGCATTATCGCGGGTGACGATTATGGCTGGACAGGCGTCCAGCTAGCAGTCCGGAACTATTTTCCGGAAGGTGAGATCCATACCCTGAAGGATAAACTATGGTGGGTTTACATCCATGACCACTAAACACCTTCACATTATGGGTGTTGACCCAGGTGGCGACTCGGGGTGGGCACGCCTTACCATCCCGAGAAACAGCATCTTTGGGGACCAGGAGCCCGAGATTCTAGAGCGAGACTACGGCCTGTTTCGGGGGCCAGAGCCGGAACAGGCCACAAACCTAGCCCGTAAGGCCAGGGAGATCCAGTCCCTAGACTACAAGACCGGCGTAGCAATCATCGTGGAGGCCTGGGACCAGGACCCCACCTTTAAGTCGACCGACCCGGAGGCACTAAGCCCAGTCCGCCTCGGCGCGATGCTAGCCCTACTACAACATCAGGGAAAGCTAGGCGACGCCACCCTTCACTTCCAGTCCAGGACCATCGCGAAGACTACGGTCACAGACGAGCGCCTACACCGCCTCCATCTCTATGTTGCCAATGACCACATCCGGGACGCACACCGGCATGCCATCACCGGCCTCAAGCGAGCCCGTAACAGCCCTACCTTCGCGCGGGAACTCTGGCCATCATGAACCGCAAGAAAGGCCAGACCGCTCTGCACGGCACCGAGGCCAGAGCCCGTCGTCATCAGCGAGCCGGCCAGATTCCGGTACGCCGCTACTGTCCAGCATGCGCCAACGCCCAGACCCGAGCGCGTGCCCTTAGGAAGAACGTTACCGGAACGTTACCGGAATGTCCAGACGTCGGCTCGGCGAGATCTACGGGCCGGAAGAAAACTGAAACTTTACCCCGGAACTGCTTTACTTCTAGGCAGTTCCGGGGTAGACTGTAGGTAGGCAAACAGGAAGGCGAGAAAATGACCGAGACCCAGACCCCTGAGGTCGTTACCGACGCACAGCTTGCGGCTGCTGCCGCGAACGACGGCGCGACCGTAGCGGTCCGGCGTGCGGCCGAAGGCACCGTCACCGGTACCGACGGCCAACTAACTGTCACTCCGGCCAGGAAGCCGCGTAAGCGTCCGGCCGTCAAGACTGGCAACCCGCAGGCCGACCGCGCGGCGCGCGATGCCGAGACCGACCGCAACAACTCCGTTCTTAACGGCGTCAGCACCCCGACTCCTAAGCCGGCGAAGCCGCGTACCGCCAGGCAGCAAGCCGCCCGGGTCAGGAACGAGCAGATCGCGCAGGCTCACCAGCCAGCTCCCGTTCCCGCGCCGACGCCAGAGCCGACCGCCGAGAAGCGTTCCGCGAAGCAGGACCTAGCCCGGATGGTTGTCCAGGCTGCTTCCGACCTGTTCGGAAACGCGAGCACCAGCCAGCTCAGCGACGAGGACAAGAAGACCGTCGCACAGTGGCTGCACCACCTACCGACCGGCAACACCAACGGCACCGGCAGCCCGCGCTGGTGGCCCGAGAACCTGCCTCGGCCCGACCGGAGTGACTGGAGGTAAGATAAAACCAGAAAATCTGCCCGCTAGCCTAGTGTTAGCGGGCAGACTGGCGTAAGCTAGGGCTAGGCAGAAGAAAGGCGAGAAAATGAACGCGAACTGCGGGATATACCAGAATTTTGGCCTAACCTTCGACGAGATTGTCGCGTTCATCAACGAGATGAACTTTCGCGACCGGCGTCGTTTCTGTGGCGCGCAGATCTACTACCGGGCCGGCCATAGTTTCCAGGGCGACGGTGGCCCGACGGTTACCTGGCCTGACGGTACGCGGATCGCCTACCAGTACGCCACCGACGCGGCGCGTAGCCTCCTGGCCGGCCAGCCCGTTTCGCCCGTAGACGGCACAGCCTGGTAATCGCCCGTTTACAAGGTCCGCGCTGGCACAAAACGCGCTTAAAGAAAAATCAGAAAACTGGCTTATGGGCTTTACTTTACCAGAAAACTGGCGTATACTGTAGGTAGGCGAACAAGAGAAGGCGAAACCAAGATGAAGTATTCCCAGGCAGAGCGGACGGCGCAAGTCCTGTACGAGGTCGAGACTATGATTTCCGGCCAGACCAAGACGATTCATGGCAGCAAGGTCTACCTATACGACGACGGCGACTTCGCGGTCCAGACCCCCGACGACTCAACCCGGCTCTATGCCAGCGCCAAGAATGTCACCTCTGTCGTCCGTACCGGCAAGCACCGTCAGTTTGCCCCTCCGGCCCCACCGAAGCCACCCCGGATGAGCGCGTCGCAGAAGTCGGCCTTCGCGACTAAGGTTGCGCTCGCCGCCGCGACGGCCGCGACCACCGACGAGGAGAAGAAGCTCATCGCCCACTGGCTTCACCACCTTCCTGTTGACCGTGCCGCGTGGCTCGCGGTCCTGCCGGCTCCCGTCCGGTCAAACTGGAGGTAAAAATAAACAGAAAGTTTGCCCGGTAGGCTAGCGCTACCGGGCAAACTGGCGTATACTGTAGGTAGGCAGAAAACTGAATCGGCCGGGCGACCCGCATAAGCCGTAACGCGCAGTGGGTCTAGGGGCACCGGCCAAGGCTCTGCCGAGCCTGGTGGCCGGCGGATGATAGCCCGCAGGGGTCCGATTCCCCTCAGAGCCACGGAAAGGCGAAAAAATGACCTACATGGGTTCCAGAGACGCAATCTCCTACCGAGTCGCACGCAAGATCGAAGAAGGGCTTCTGGCTTCCGGGCAGGAGCGTCTGGCCTTCGCGGTGTATGAGGCCATCGTGAGCGTCCGGAATGCAGATGATGACATTCGTCGGCTGACTAGCCAGATCACAGACTCGGCGACCGCGACGCTAGCCGCGCTGGACGCTGGCCAGCACATTCACGAGCCGTTTGCCGATCGGCTCGGCATCGACCTGAAGCTGGCCATCGCTAAACGTGCGAGCGGTTACAACCTGCTGACTGCGCTTCTTGGCCAGGACGAGGTTACCCGGATGGTGTCTGAGACCAAGGTGCAGTACGAGGCTAAGGCCGAGTAGAAACTGCTGAAAGAAAACCATCCCGGACCCTAGCCTCGACTGTGGTCCTGGCGTATACTGGGTACAGGCGAGAAAAGGCGATCAAGATGGCGAAGCAGATCCAGATCCAGAGGAAGCCACCGAAGCCCCCGAAGGACGACCGCGAAGGTACCTGGCCTGACTGGACCAAGGGCGGAAGGTAAGCCGAAACCGGCGCAAGCTGGGTGCAGGAGGTTTAAGGATATGGCGAAGATCAGCGCAAATGGCGCTACTGAGGTTGCTCGTGTCACGACAAGGAATCGACACGGTTACCGGTATATCTGGGTGATGACGTCCGACGGCCGCGTCCTCCAGCGCTGTACTGATCAGCAGATCGGCAGCGGTTACACTGTTCTACGTCGGCGCATACAGCCCGGAGATCGTAGTGAGGTCTTCCTGCGGACGCTGGCTCAGCGGCACGGCCACACGATCGAGGAGACACGGTGAGTAACGACGAGCACGACAACGCCCAGACCGACCGCGAGATGCTAAATCGATTCGCCCCCCTTAACCCGCACGAGCACCTCATACGGGGCAATCGGCTTATGTGGGAGGCCGACGACTGGCTAGACCGATGGCGGGACGGGCAGCTGGACGACACGCTTAGCATAAGGGATCTGGTCCTGCTCGCAATCGGGCATTACCTGTCGGCGCTCACCGCCGACGTCCTGGACGTAAAGTCCCAGGGCAAGGCTGGTGAGGTTCACAAGCATCCTAACCTCAGAGCCAGCCACCATATCAGTCGATGTAGCCCAGATTTTTGCGGCCGACCAGGGAAAGCACCGTGACTGATGAGGAGCTGAAGGCAAGAGGACTGATCCGGGTGCCGGTCGGCCCCTTTGGCCTGTTCGGCTATAGGGTCATCTCGCTCAAGAAATTCAGCCGTGAGCAGCGTGCGAAGGAGCGTCGCAAGGCTCGCCAGAAGGCAGCCAAAGCTCGTCGGCGTAAGGCAAAGCTGAAGAGGACAGCAAAGAAAGCCGTACGGCAGGCCGTCCTTGGCAAGAAGAAAAAGAGTAAACGGAAGAACCTGGGCTTCGGCCTGTACTGGGATTAGGAGGAATAATGAAGACAGTCACTCCGCCCGACAAGACGATCCCGTGCGGCATCGTCGTTGCCGTACCGGCTGTCGGGCTGATCGCACTAGTCGTTAGGAAGATCCTCTGGAGCTAGCCGCTTTCGCCGAACTCAAAACGAGCTGCCCTGGCTGCCTGCAGCCCGTTCCTGGCCCATTCAGGGTGGCCGGCGAGTATTCCCTCGGTCAGTGCCCCTGCGAGCAGCCTGTCCGAATGTACTCGCATGTGAGGTCGGCCTAGGGGGCAGCCGTGCTCCAGTGCCCAGGGCACAAGGAACAGTCGGTCGTCATGTGCGTGAAGCTGAATCGGCCAGCGGGCGCTGCCGGGCCGAGGAACATCGCCGAGTACTACCATGTCGGTTCCGCCGCTGCACTGGCAGGCTGCAACCGCGATTGTGCAGAGCCGGTTGCAGCCTGCCATGTCTAGCTGTCCCTTGACTTCTGCTATTTGCCCGTTGAATAGCCGGAAGTCCGGCAGGTACTGGATCCGGCCAAGCAGGGTATCGAGTCTCCAGCCTTCGACCTCGTACTGCCAGGGAATGTCGCAGTGGTCGAAGAATACAGCCCATCGTGCCTCGAGCCGGGATCGGAATCGGCAGCCTGCGAATCGTGTCTCGATTGCCTTAATCATGCCACTAGTCTAGGGTATCCTTACCGGAAACGTAAGTTTCCGAGCAGAAGAGGGTCCTTTACCCATGGACGTAATTTCAGAAATCAAGATGCACCTGGCCAGGGCTGACGGTGACCAGAAGATAGTCAGCGTCCACCGCTGGGAAGCAGCCCGGCTGATCTGGGAGACGGTGATGGCCGGCTGGTCTCGCCGTGAGATCGCCGAGAAGATTGGCAAGTCCCATACTCATGTCCGGTACATGTATAACTGCTGGGATATGGTCGGCCGGAAACTTACGGTTTCCGGGCCGGAAGACCTACCTGACTTCAACGAGATCTACAACTCGGAGGAAGTCCGAGGCATACAAAGGCAAGAACAGCCGCAGGCAGCCGAATCGCAGGAACGTCGCCAGCCACGGGAGCAGACCGGGCCGGATAACACGGCACAGGGCCTGGTCGAGCAGGCACGCCAGGCTATTCGTAGCCTACATGACAACCCAGGTTTTGACGTGGGTCTGTCCAGAGAGGAAGCCTGCAGGCTAAACGACCTGATTCCGATGATCCGTGCGATCCTGGGTCGGATAGCACGATTAGCGCGATCAGCGCTATTACGCTAACCTTACGCAAACGGCTCTAATCGGCGGTAGCGCACCGATTAGAGCCTAACCCGATCCCTGCAAGGAGGGAACGAGTATGCGCAAGCTTAACCTAAGACGGCTACCCTCGGCACTAACCTGGCTGGCTG